AATGGTTCTAGTTCCATTTGGTTGGATCTTTAACAAAACTGTTAATGAATTAAATCGTGTCCAAATACTTTTAAATCAGACACGAGAAACCTATGCAACCAAAGATGATTTAAGAGATCAATCAACTCGTATCTTTGAGACCTTGCATAGATTAGAGGACAAGTTAGACAACTTGATATCAAAGCATGGCTAAGAAAAAAGGAACAATGAAAGGTCACACTATTGGTGGTGGTCATAAACGTAAGACCAAAGATGGTGCGGGTATGACAAAAAAGGGTGTGGCTAAATACCGCAGGGATAATCCTGGGTCTAAGTTAAAGACTGCCGTTACAGGCAAAGTTAAAAAAGGAAGCACAGCCGCTAAGAGAAGAAAGTCATACTGTGCAAGAAGTGCGGGACAAATGAAGAAGTTCCCTAAAGCAGCGAAGAACCCTAACAGTCGTTTACGACAAGCAAGAAAAAGATGGAGATGTTAAATGAAGATGAGAACTTCAACCACTCACATTGTCATACATTGTGCAGACACATATGAGGACATGGATATAGGTGCCGAAGACATTAGAAAATGGCACGTTGAAGAAAGAGGATGGTCAGACATTGGCTATCATAAAGTTATCAGACGTGACGGAACTGTTGAAGATGGCAGAGACTTGAACGTGTCTGGAGCACATGCAGCAGGTTTCAACAGCGTTAGTGTTGGTGTCTGTCTGGTTGGTGGTAAAGGCAAAGATAACAAAGCTGAAAACAATTTCACAGATGCTCAGATGTCTTCACTAAAAGAAGTAGTTGAGGATCTCATGGCTCAATACGAATGGGCACAACCAATGGGTCATAAAGATTTACCTAATGTAACTAAAGAATGTCCGTCATTTAATGTACTTGAATGGTGGCATGGGGCAGAAGACAACTCACCTAACTTTGTAAAATCGGAGACTTAAAATGATGAAGATGAAAGGCACTAAAAAAATTAAGAAGCCTATAAAGAAAAAGGGTTACTAATCATGGGTACAGTTTGGTTTAACATAGCTAAAGTTATTTTAAAAATAGGTAACTGGTGTTGGAGACGTTACATCAAATCTGTCAGAACAAAACAAGCGGCAACCAGATCGAGATAGTGTTATGGTTGTCGCAGAAATTCTCACAGGTATTAGTTTAGTTAAAGCAAGCGTTTCCTTTATTAAGGAAAACATTGGGACTTGCAACGATATTAAAGACATAGCTAAACAGATCGATGGGTTTTTCCAAGGCGAGACTGAAATGAATAAAAAGTCTGGTCGAGGCATGTCTATAGCCGAACAGTTTGGTTCAGTTGATTCAAGTGCTTCAGATTTTATTGACAGAGCTTTGTTAAACGAGTCCCGTGAAGAGCTAAAGTTCATGATTAATATGAGATTTGGACCTACTACATGGGATCAGATTATTTCTGAAAGAGCAGACAGAATTAATCAAGCTAAAGAAGCACAACGTCAGCAAAGAATTCAAGCTAGAAAACAACAAGAAGAAATAATGGAAATACTTAAATGGGTTGGTTACTCATGTATAGCCGTTGGCTTAATCTTTGGTGCATTAGTTGTAACTGTAAAGGCATATGCAAAAGGAAAAATGTATAATGCACCTAAAGACTATACCAGAAATCAACAGATTAATAATGGTACTGTAAAACCCCCTGTCCTAACAACCTGCCGATTGAAAAAACAAAAAGTCTATAAAGGTAAATTAGCCTGTATCTATGAGGGTGCTAACAGAAAATTTACTTTAGATTTTGCAGACATAAGAGTGGGATGTCCTAAGCAATTCCGTTGTCAATATAGAAGATTAAACGATAAAGAACCATCAATAGATAAAGTGATGGAGAGTTTGAGGAGCATAGCAAAATAGAATGTTTAAATGTCTAGTCATCGCCTGTCTCATAGGCAACCCAAACAACTGTCAGATATTAGAAAATATACAGTATCCAGTTGTATATCAAACTTTAGATGCCTGTAAAAATAGAGCATTAGAAATAGCTTCAGAAGTTCCACTATATCTTAGAGGTTACAGAGCAGTTAAGTGGAGATGTACTCGTATAGCAGAAGGAAAATTAACATGAAGAAACAATTAACAAAGAGACAAGAGCAGACTATGCAGACACATTCCAGACATCATACACCTAGACATATGTCTGAGATGAAGAAGTTAATGCTGCAAGGTAAAACTTTCACCCAAGCCCACAAGATAGCAATGAAGAAAGTAGGTAGATAATGGATAGTACAGTATTAGATGCATGGCATGAACTTAGTTATTTAGAAGGCACCCTATTTACAGTCTGGTTGTTTGTTCTTTACTACGGAAAAGTTTGGATAGACAGCAAGTTTAAAAGAAAGGAATGCAAATGCTCACAGCGATAATAGGTCCTTTAGCTAATTTAGCAGGTACTTGGTTTGAAAACAAAGTTGCTAAAACAAAAGCAGATGGAGAAGCTAAAGTGGCAGAGGCAAGAGCTCGTGCTTCTGTTGCAGAGAAAGTCGCAACAGGTCAAGTCGAATGGGAAGGCAAGATGGCTGATGCTACAGTGGATTCTTGGAAAGACGAGTTCGCATTATGTGTCCTACTAGCTCCCGCAATTTTAGTCTTCATTCCAGGAATGAGAGAATATGTAAGAGAAGGTTTTCAGATACTAGCCACCCTACCCGATTGGTATCAATACCTTTTATATATAGCAATCTCTGCATCGTTCGGAATTAAGGGTGTTGGTCAAGCAGCAAAAATGTTGAAAGGTAAAAAATAATGGCAAAGTTATGTGCGAAAGGTAAGGCTGCGGCAAAGAGAAAGTTCAAGGTATATCCATCAGCGTATGGAAATATGTATGGTGCAGGAGTCTGCTCTGGCAGAATCAAAGTCGGAGGCAAGAAAAAAAAGAAGGCTAAGAAAAAATGAGTGGTCTTCGTAAATGGGTTAAAGAAAAATGGGTGGACATTGGTGCCCCTAAAAAGAATGGAAAGTTCCAACCTTGTGGTAGAAAAAAGGGAGATGGTAGAGCTTATCCAAAGTGTGTTCCCCTAGCCAAAGCCAAGAGAATGACCACGGCACAAAAGAAAAGTGCAGTTAAAAGAAAAAGATCTAAGACTCAAGGAGTAGGCGGTAAACCCACAAACGTAAAAACATTTGCTAAAAGGAAAAAGAAATAATGGCAAACTTTGGACAACTATCCACTTACTTAAATGCAATGGGTAACTCTTATTTACCAGAGAGTATGCAAACAAAACAGTATACTAATGAGGACTTCAATGAGGGTGTCAAAGCTAAACTTTTAGAATTCTTACAGGCTAATTATTCTAATAAAGAACCTGGGAATTATCCAGTAACATATAAGGATTTAAATAATTACTTTAAAGAAGGGAATGTTGTTAGTGGATCAGGTAGCAAATTTTCAGACGTTGGTGCTTTAAAAACTATACTAGGTCAATTCAATGTTGATGTATTACCTGATGGTAGCTTCTCTGTGAATGATACTTATGATTTTAATTTACAAGATGAGTATGGCAGACCGATGAATAAACAACCTACATTTGGTGATGTAATGTCTAGGTTGTCTCCATCTAATATAATCGATAAAGGTTTAGGTACTAGTTTATATGGTGCGGCAAGGATGTATGGTGGGATGAGAATACCAGAAGGTTCTCCTAATGCTATTCCCATTAATATAAATTTCCCATCTAACAAGAAAGTAATGCCACCTCTTCCAATGGCGAAACCTGTAATGAGTGACAATACTCTTGCTAGTTTTGATGATAACCAAGTTGGGTTTGGATCTCTACGAAAGCCTTCGCTTTAGGTGAATTATATAAGCTAACATACAGACAAAGATCAACGGTTCAATGATGACGAATATCCAGATGTTTATTTCGTTATAAGTCATACCAAGTGGCTTGGCTAATTCAATTAAGAACCACACACACCAATCAAAAGTCTTATCCATTAGTTCCATGTAAGTCATTTTAGTTTCTCTCCCTTGTTATAGTTTCTTGATTTAAATAGTTGTAAAATTTGGTGTCCGTTTTGGTGTCCATTTTTTCATATAAAATATATAAAATATAGAAAATATATAAAATTATCGCCCAAAAAAATAATTTAGAAATAACTTGCAATGCTCGCAAACCTAGCGTACACAACAGATATATGGTTTTGCGAGCGTGGCGGAATGGTAGACGCACTGGACTTAAAAACCACTGATACATATAAGAAAACCTATACATATCAAGCACTTACACCATATTCTCCACTGTGTGTGGCACTTTTGGTGGCAACTTTTCTTTTTGCCTCATGTAAGTCTTCCGTAAATAGATGAGCATACTTCTCTGTGATGGTTACATTTGAGTGTCCCAACAACTTAGATAAAGTATAAATAGGCATACCTTTTCTTATCTCATCCGTGGCATAAGTGTGTCTTAAATCGTGCCAACTAAAGTCTGTAACACCACTATTTTTCAGACATGTTTCCCAAGACGAGCGATTAGAATTTACCCTATGTCCTGTGTCTGGGTTATAAAATAGATGACCACTAAAACTAGCAGGTTTTTTTAATAATATTTCTACTATGTCTAGTGCTTCATCACACAAAGGCACTACCCTAATTTTACCATTCTTCGTTACAGTATCTCTCAATACAAATTGAGGTCCATAGTTAGTACGTTCAAAGTCTGTTCTTAATAAAGAGAACTGCTCGTTCCATCTCATACCTGTAAGTAAGGCAATTTGAATTTGATGATATAGATCTGGGTTCTTACTTTTCTTTGCAGTATCTAACACAGACTTTTTCTCATAATCATCAAGACTTCTTATCCTGTCTTTACTTTCTTGTAGTGTCTTTCTATCAAAAGATCTGACTATGTTATGCCCATCCCATGTACTATTCTTTATTATATATTCATACATTTTACCAAGCATACTTAGGTCTCTTATAATAGTGGGATCATTACAAGGCTTAATATCTTTTGTACCTACTCTTCGACATTCAACATAAGCTGCAATGTCCTGTCTGGTTATATCTTTCAACATTCTGCCTTGAAAGTGTGGGGTAACCATCTTGATACTTTGAAGGTATCTTTTAGCTGAACTTTCTTTCATTGCTCTTCTTTGAAATTTAAGTTCACCATTAGTAGTGTATGTTAAACCACAGTAGTTATTAAGGAACTTTAACATTGCCTCAGAAAAAGGAATGTCAGACTGTGTCTTAGCAAGTTCTGTTATCTTTTTCTTTCGTTCAATTATTGACTTCTCATTAGCTTGCCTTTTAGAACTTGCATTAATTGGAGGTCGGTATCTCTTACCATTGATCCTAAAGTCGGCATACCATTGTCCGTTTCTATAGTTACTTCCCATTCTTGTTCTCCTCTCTTTATCCATTGATTAAGTCTGTCAGTCTTAAATCGCCAAGATTTATTAAAGCGGTAAACACAACCATCAAATTTTCCTTGATTAATCCACAGGTAAACTGTAGGAATTGCAAGGTTCAATTTGTTAGCTACATTTTTAACAGTATAAAAACTTGACGACATGATTATAATCTCTTATATGTGATTAATGCAAGATTTAAATATATTAATTGGAGGAATAATATGGCAGAAGAAAATGAACAGGTATATGGAGTAGATATATACTTACATAAGATCCGTGGATGGGTTACCTCAAGAGGTTTCACACCACACGGATTAGCTAAAGCCGCTAGCTTTGGACCAGGAACCTTTGCAGATATGTACACACCTAAATGGAACCCACGAGTATCCACATTACGGGAACTAGAAGACTTCATGTTAAGATATGACATAAGAGTCAGCAGAGGAAAGAAGTAGATCATTACATTTCTTCTCTGCTAATCAATCTATCTAGGTACCATTGTGCCTTTTTTAAATCTTGTAGACCACCTTTGTGTCTCCATCTATGAATATACTTCTTAATATTTCCCTCTATATAAAAAGCAAATCCCTCTTTACCTAAACTATCTTCCAGATAATCTATGCATTCAATCTCCCCCTCTTTGTAATGAGGGGGATGATCTACCATTTCAGTTTTAGTTTCTTCTTCCTTTAGTCTTCGCACCATGTAGTTGTGATGACTTTCAAAAGGAAACTCTGCTTGATCTCCATATTCTTCATCAGACACCGCATGATCCTCCATGTCCAGAGATGTCACATATGTCGTGTGTCTCTAGTGCCTCTTCAAATTCTTCTCCTAAATTTTTACGAGCTTCTTTGTAAGGAACAGAAACCAAAGGTTGACCACCTCTACTTCCGTCAGGATAACAAGTGAAACCTCTGAGACGATGAGCATACTTTGCTAATGTCTGAGCAAAAGGTCTGACTGTGTCTTCGTTATTTAACTCAGATCCCCAAGCAGGTAGATTGATAGTACTAGATATAGACATATCAACGTAGTCTTGTACATCTGCTTGAAACTGCATTCTTCTTTCATAATCACTAGACAGATCAAGAGCACTCTCAATTGTGTCTGGGTCTGTACCATAACGATCAATCACTTCTTGTGCCGCACTATCCACAACCATCTGATACATCCATTTCTTTCCGTCTTTCAGATATCTTCTCTTATATGCAACGGCAAATAATGGCTCAACACCTGTAGTAGTGGCGGCTAAGATTCCAATTGAACCTGTTGGTGCAATCGCTCTTACCTTGACAGGTCTACTTACACCTAATGCATCAGCACTTTCTTTAGCCACTTTATCTGAAACAGATTTATAAATGTATAACCAACGATGCATCTCTTCTGTGACTTTGTATGGTTGCTTTCTTTGTAGTAACCATTCATGCATACCCATTAAACCAAGACCAAGTCTTCTATTCTTCTCACGAACTTTATAAACTTTATCAAAAGGTAACTCAGCTTTCATTGTTCCACAGACAAGGAACTTAGTTGCTAGTTCTGTACATTGTGCAAAGTCTTTTATGTCTTCTATCCTAGACATGTTAAGTGATCCAAGATTACAGACATCACTATCATCTTCAGATGTTACTTCAGTACATGCATTCCTTAGTGTCTCATTCTCGTTCTCAAAGAAGTTAAATGAAAATCCAGGTTCTGCTGAAGACAATGCCTGTCTAGTATTTTTGTACCAAAGTTCTGGTAGCTCTCCTGTCTTCCAATAGTCTTCAATAAACTTGGTGTCCCAATTGAGAGAGATGTTTGTCATGTCTAGCGGACAAGCAAAGTTAAAGTCTGCTTCTTTCATGTCTGCCATTGTCTTATCAGTTCCTGCGACAGGCATACTCTTCCAATCCTTTGAGTGTAAGAATGCTTCAGCATCAGAATGTTGCCAATTCAATGAGGCATAAATAGCAGAACGTCTGCTACCACCTTGCATAACTTGTCTACCTATTTCATTGACGGCTAACATAAGACTTATAGGACCACTAGCTTCGCCACCTGTTCTTGATAATAGCGAACCTTTACCACGAAACTTAGAATAATCTATACCAATACCACCACCACTAGAAAGACAAGACATTGCTCTGTTAGCTAAATGACCCCACTCTTCTCGTGTATCTTCTTCGCCTCTTAACAAATAACAGTTGTTAAAGAACTTAGCTTTTCTTCCTGCATAGTATAAGTATCTACCCCCAGGGATAAATCTCATAGTACTTATCATCCATTTTAATTGATCGATGTCAGACTTTGGTAACAGTCCACCACAGACATCATCAACTAATGTGCTAGACAATTCTTCCCATGTCTCGGCACCCTCATGTTTGTACTTTAAATTAAATATACTCTCAGCAAAGCTATTGCGAAAAATATTCTGGTTGTCGGTATACATCTTCTTCATCTCATTCATTAGTCTTATTCCAATCTTATTTTGCCTCGCCCCAAGTCTTGCCTATGTCGCCTTCAACAAGTCCCGTTTGAGGTATGTTTTCAAATAATTTAGTAGCCGCCCACATCATAGTTTGGATCATTATGTCTTTCGCTTGGGTGGCAAACTCATCTGGAACTTCTGCAATTAGTTCGTCATGTACAACGTGTACTAACTTTGCAGGTATATTGCCCCAGACTTTGGGAAACCTACTCAGACACAACAACATAATTTCTGCGGCTCCACCTTGACATGGTGTGTTAATAGACTTTGTGAACAATTGATTTGATCTCAAAGGTGAATACACTCTGCCTTGGGGTGTCCATAAATAACCTGTGTTGTCTGATAGCTTTCTTGTTTGTGTGATCCACTCCTTTAGTCCAACGTAAAGATCCAGAACTTCATGCTGAATTCTACTAGCCTCATGTAATGTGGTTGGGTGCCCATTGGTTGTCAGCACTTGTGACAAGCCTCTCGGTCCCTGACCAAATAAAAGTCCAAATATACAAGCCTTAGCCGCTTGTCTCATCCACTTACCCGACCCTGTTTTAAAGTGATCATCACTACAATCAGCGGGATAATCTCCCTTGAAACAATGTCGTGCGGTTAGTGTGTGAATATCTAGACCGTCTTCAATGGCTCCCAATAGAACTTTATCATTTGACAAAGCGGCAGGAACACGAACTTCTATTTGACCATAGTCACAGACAACCAGACTATGGCGGTCTTTACTTTTAAATAGATGTCTGAACTCTTCAGTTGCATTGATAGTTTGTAATGCAGGTTCTGTTACACTAAATCTACCTGTCTCCGTGCCACCTATTCTAAAGTTTGCATGGATCCTTTCAGACATTGGATTAATAAACCTATTAAAGTCTGTGCCTAAAGTAGAGTTATTCTTTTTGGCATCTGCCCACTCAGCAACTGCTAATAAAGGTGGGTGATACTCAGTTGGTAATTGAGATATGTTTTCTAATAAATCAATCTTGCCACACTTCAACTGACCTGTGTCTGTCTTGACCCAATTGTCTGTGGTGTATGGTGGATATTTATTTAAATGAAACCTTAACCAATTAGCTACTTGTATTGTTGAAGCGGGATTGTCTACGACAGGAGCACCTTCACTAGAATATTGCTTGAACATTTCAAGTGCTTTATGTCTGCCCTCTAAATCTCTTGTCTGTAAATCATTGGCTAACTCTGTATGTGATTGTTTGTCAAAGCCAATACCATTAACCATAACTTCATTCACGGCTCTAATACTTGACCTTAATAAATCATAGATCCATTCACATTGTTCACTAGGTATTCTCTTACTTTGTTGTATGAGTTTCATTTGCTCAAAATGTAATTGCCATGTGGCTACCACATCTCCCGCTGCATATCGAATTTGCTCATCATCAAGAGGATCTTTAGACCAATCAGATGCTTGTTGTGTCTTACTAGGTTCTTTACCTAAGACATCTGCACATCTGTAAGCCAAACCTTTTCTAATTTGTGTGAGACTTATAAGTGCTTGTGCTTGTAATAGAGTACAATGAGGATGTCGTGCGGGTGTAATCCCGTGTTGTGTCAACATCTTCACATCAAACTGTGCATTATGTGCGAGCCAAATACATTTGTCTGTACTTAAAACAACATCACCTAACTCACGAAACACAGGTACTGAGACATGCCATCTGTCTATGACGTGAACTTCTTCCCCGTTGTAGATTTGGAGTAGTCGGACTTGTCCTGTATAGACGTTGAGACCTGCTCTTTTGACATGCTTTGCTTGGGCATTGAGGTCTGATCTACATATCGCCATCTCTTGTTGGGTTTCCTTACGAGCCTTCTTCTGATCCTCTGTACACTTGGATATAATTGGGAACGAATGAAATTTTTCAGAGACATCTACAAATTCTTTCTGTTTATCTTCGTAAGTTTTAATGAGACTTTCATCAGCGGTTGTCTCCACGTCTACTGAAATGAGTAGAGGGTTCTCCCAACTGTGATTTTTTTCTAATAATTTTTTATAATACTTTGTTAACTTCTTAACACCTGCATCATCAGTAATATAATTCAGTTGCACCCCAGACATAAAATCATGGAATGGGGTAGGAGCCTTGCCCCCACCCAATACCGATTTCAGATCATCCATTATTCTAAAGGAATGTTTGTGCTTGGATTTGGCTTTGTCTCAGGCTCTTGTTTAGAACCTTGAACAGGAACAGTATCTGCCTGATCCATCCATCTTGAAACTGACAACTTAGGAATATGAACTTTACCATATTGACTATGTTTATAACTGTCAGAGTGAAACATTATAATTGGAACCTGACCTTCAAATTGCCCTGTCTTCTTTTGTTGGACAACTTCTCTAACCATTTCCCCTACTGCTTTCATGGCACCTTTAGAAGAGCCTGTGAATTGTGCGAGGATATGATTCTCTGTTCCAAGTGTTGGTTGAATTTGCATTTCAAATCTTACGTTGTAAGACCATCCATCATTCTGTTGTGTGTATGGACCATGATCAGGTAGATCAGCTTTGTCTGTCTTGGGGTCTCCAAGATTACTCCATTGCTCATCAACTAATTGTCCATCTTTCCAACAGACCCAACCATTCTGTACCATAGCTAGGTTTACCAATGCCTCAAATTTATTATCAGCAAATGTATCTTCGGCTTTACCGATGACCCACTCGCCCTTTTTAAATTTAATATATTGGACACCACCAACACTAAGTTCGTCTGCTACCTCAGACAATTGGTTTACAATGTTA